TACCCTCAGACAGAATAGAATAGTGAAAGATCACAAACTTCTTAGAGTCATCAGCACCCCACGATTGCAGCGTGTTGAAGAACTCTTCGCGTCCTACTTTCTTATCGTTGATGATAGCACCGAACTTAGAGGTGATGTGCATGACGTGATATCCTTTACGATAGAAGAAATCAAGGATGTCAGTCTGTCCGAGCATGTTACCCAGCACTTTGCTAGATGGTGCTGCAATCAGAACTTTAGGTTTCTGAAACACATCGAGTTGAGCAAACATGTCCTTGAGGTTGTCTGCATCAACGTCATGGGCGTTGTACTTGTTACGAGTGCGATTGGTCTCGAAAGGAACAACACGAGGAGGAACGATTGCACCACCGTCGATGAGTTCTTTGGCAGCAACATTGCACAGCACACCGCCATAAACAGCAGTATTATTCATGCCACGAGATACACTCACACCACGACCAGTCTTAGGGGTAGCAGTGAAATAGTAACGACGCTTAGCATACTGAGCAGTTGCAAACAATGCCTGGAAGTGACTACGACCACAACCATTGTGTGCCTCATCAAAATACATACAATCGATATTGATGCCACTGTCTACAATACGACCGAGAGAATGATAGGTCGTAAAGAGTATTTGATGACGCATGTTTGCTTGCCACAGTGTGACAGCAGACATGATTTGATCTGGTTTTGTGGTGCTGAAAAGATCAGTCTCACCACTGTGAATATGACCGAACATTGCATCGGTGATAAACTCACCGAACTCACATTGGAGTTGATTAGCGAGGAGAATACGTGGGGCGACAACAACAATTGTCTGAGGTTTTGTAGCAGCACTCAACAATGCACGAGCATGTGCAATCATAATGTATGTCTTACCACCGCCAGTGGGGACATAGATTTGACCACAGTCTGTCGCTTGCATCGCAGTGAGAGCGCGTTCTTGATGGGGGCGCAGTTGCATTACGATTGCTTGACTATGAATGTAGTATGACACAAAAAAGGGATCCTGTCAAGGATCCCGACCAGTTCATCGACTGTCCATAGCAGGTAACATCTCGTTACCTGGATGATCATGCTGTAAAGGAGGAAATTTGTGCTTAGGATTATTCTTCCAATAGAAATGTGTGTCGTCTATCTCTAAATTATCCCAGTCATCGAAGGTGATAAGCATACAGAACTCATCACAACATACACCAATATAATCATCACTGACATATTGAATTGTTCCTAGTGTTCCATTATATCTTGCAGGTGATCCTATTTGTAAACTGTCAAGAATATGTGCGATCTCTCTCGGTATACTTTCTGACAGGAGAATAGGGATTGTCATGATGTGATAATTTTAGGCGAGATACTATACCTGCGATCGATTCCATCTGCTCGTTATACTCCAGTTTAGTAATACTCTTGTCTTTGTAATAACTGGATTGAAGTTCTTGGATGTATAACAAGAGTGCATCTCTTGTTATTGATTTCTGTATGTTGTCCAGAATAGGATCATGCAGGAACATTTAGTGTCACTGTCGTAGGGTTTTCAAATAATCCAGTACAAATGATCTAATATACATCAACTCATGATAACATTGTTGATTGTGAGCACATTGTCTCAGTTTGTTGTCTGGTTTGAGCACTGATTCTGTAAAGAGATCAAGTCCACGATTGAACTTGTCTGTTTCGGTTTCGTGTTCCATCTAATTATAGTAATTGTCGTGACAGATTATCTAGTCTGTCACGATATGAACAAGGAGTAAATCTAAAGATTATTCAGTTTCAAATGAACAATCATTTTCAATGTCATACTCGTAGGAATCATCATATTCAGGATAATCCATAATTTCTGTCATCGTATTGGGTGCTATCAGTGTCCCAATTTTTGTTCCTTCGCTTTTTAGGTTGTGATTCGTAAGAATCATCCTTGCTGCGAACTGATCCACGTTGGCGTTTTTCTCGGAGTGATTTTCCATAAGAACTGTAATCGTCTCCATTACGGCGATAAGTACGACCCATTAGTCTGTGTGTAAAATGAATAAACTTCAGTAATATGTATCAGCGATCGAATGTTTCCTGCAAATAAACGCTGCGGCGCTCATCAGGATTATAACTATCCTCACTAGGTGGTTCTTTTACCACCTCAAGTTGCTCAAAATAATAACCACAACCGCGCAAGAAATCGCTAGCGAGATCTACTGCCTCGTCAAGAAGTACGACTGACTCTGATTGCTTGATGGTCACAGTGCCATCGTCGTCGATGGACTTGAAGATGAATTTCATGGTAGTGTATGAATACTTCAGTAGTCTAACACCATTCACCTCAGAAATGCAACCCCTGTGACACTTGTTAGTCTGGTTTAGGTAGTTGGTCTTTTACTTGCTGGTTCAAGAACGCGAAACGACCGTTCTTTGCATCTTCACCAAACTTACCATCCTTGATGTCATCAAACAACGCACCAAGTTGTTGATCTAAACTTGCATAGCGTTTGATTCTCTCACGCTGATAGTTATCTCTGTTCCATCTTGCGATGAGTTCATCCTTTCTTGCTACTGCTTCATCGTATGAGAATGGTGGCACTCCACTCACCAGATTCCAAGGGTCTCCAGTAGTAGGATCAATGCCACGATTTAGTCCTTGAATATCATCGGGGATACCATCATCGTTCATGTCAGTATCAAAAAACTTGAATGCTGACGCCCAATTATCTCTAGTGATGTCATACCATGACAACATATTAGTGAATTCATACTTTTCACTATCTCTACAAAGAGATGCAACAGCGTCCACAATGTCAGGTTCTTGGAGTTCTAAAGGATTATAAAACATATCAATATCTCGTGAGGTTGTACGTTGTAAAGTTTGCGGTACTAATCTCCCAAACCTCTATACATGAGTTGTTCCAACCATTCCGCCTGTAGTCATCACCAATGCCACAATTTACACGATAGTTCACATCATTGTGTCTATCCATATAGATTCTATACTTGTGGTTCTGTGTGTTATTTACAACAGGAACATAAGCAAAGAATGAACCAACCTCATACCAGTCACCAAGACCGTTTACATAGTTTGAGTGAGATCCCATGTCTAGGATTCTATTCCAACCAGCACCATTGACGTTTCTGAATAGTCCGAAACCAAATCCGTCAGGGTTAGATGCACCACCAGAGTCATCAACAACACTAGACCAATATACTCTGTGCCAGTTGCTAGCATTCTCAGGAGTACCACAGTCTATCTCAGTACCATTGATGAACATCATGTTTGATGTACTGCTACCACGACGACTAGAGCAGACTTGGTTTACTGTAGTACCACCATTTGCCCACACCTTTACAATATTCTGCTGAGATGTTTGTGGCACCCATGCAGAACCATTCCAGGTTAGTTGTTGATTGACCCCAGGTGTTCCTGCACTCAAGTCATTCAAATCATTGAGTGTCATGCTACCAATCGCAGAAGATGACTGGGTAGTTCCATCATGGAACTGAACACCCGTTGCACCTGTTGTGATTGTAGTAGCGTTTACTGTTCCTACATTTAGTTGGGACATTGCGCTTTGATTCTTCTATGAATCTATTTATGTCTCAGGGATCTCTTCTTCATAGTCTTTCTCATAGTGTACTGGTGTTTTATGAATTGCAAACTCATTCTTACCAATAACCATTACCGCAACACCATTCCACCATCCCATACTATCCTCAATCTCTTGAGAACGTAGGACTTTCTTGTATAGTACAGCGAAATTACGATCTTTGCACAGTTTATCTACTGCTGCCATCACACCATCAAAGTTACAATCATCCACCACAAGTGTGAATGGATCAGTTGCAAACTGATAGAACTGTGTCAGGTTTTGATATGTTGCCTGTGGATCATGATCAGCATCATAGAAGATAACCTCAGGTGGATACTTAGCATTCAATTCATTGATTGTAAAGATGTCCTGATCTTTGAACAGTACAGCATTAGTTCCCATATACTTCTTACCATTCTCTTGGAATGTAGCAATAGGATCATCAATTGGTTCCCATGGAATATCATCACGAGCAGGTGCAATATTCTCTTGACTAAAGTTGTCAATAGCATATGCTTTTACA